CTAAACTTATTATAAGCATCCTCTTTTGCATCTACTTGGTTAGCGTCAACAATATTTTGACTTGATTGTTGTACATCATACAGTTTCATTTTAGCTCTGTCAACACCTACAATAAAGGCACGATTGACGCTAGGGTCATTGTATCTATTCTTTAACTGTTTAACTTTCATTTGACCTAATGCTTCAAGTTCTTCATTTGAAATTAAAGCAAACATAAAGTCTGCTGTTGCAGGTAGACCAAAACTTTCTGAAGTATCTTCTAAACCAATATCTGTACTTACGAAACCAGTTCTTGTAGTCTGTGTTGCACTAAAGATAGGTACATTATGTTCTACAGCAAGACCACGCAATTCTTCAGCAATGGCCTTGATATAGAAATAGGAGCTAATATTACCACCTTTAAATCTGCTACTAGCACAAATATTAAGATAGTCTATGAAGATAACATCTGGTTTAAAACTTTTCTTTAATGCAAGTTCATTTATCAAAGCCTTAAAATGGCCAGCGTGAGCAGATGCTGTTGGATATTCTTTGATAATTAATTGACCTTGTGTCTTTTCTCTTAACTTGGATATTTTGCCATTGTATAATTGTTGAGGCATATCGTGTAAATCTTCCATAGAAACATCAAGTAAGTTTGCATCTATTCTTTCAGCAATTCTTTCTTCAGCCATTTCTAAAGTGATATACAATACATTTAAACCTTGCAACAAATAACTTGCCGCCACATGACACATGAATAGGGATTTACCAACGCCTGTGCCTGCCAAGGCAATGTTCAAAGTTTTACTTGGAACACCACCCTTGGTTATTCTATTCATGTAATCAAGGTCAAACTGGTATCTTTTTTCTTTAGTATGATACCATTTAAATCGGTCTTCAGCGTCTTCAATATAATCGTGGCCAACTGACTTGTCAAATGACACAGCCAATGCTTCAGATAAGATATGAGGTATTGCCTCAGGTGTTCTAGTCTTATCTTTCTTATCTAAGATTTTAATACCACTTAATACTGCATTGTGAACAGCACGCTCTTTACAAAACTTTTCAGTTGTATCTAACAACCATTGTATATCAGTATCTACCTTTTCAATACTGCCAATATACTCTTTAATTTTTTGGCTCTCTTCTTCATTAATATCTTTTCTTTGGCCAAGTTCAATGATGATTGATTCTTTTGTAGGTAGATTATTGTAATTATCAACAAACTTAAATACTTCATTAAATACTAATTGTTCAACTCTATTGTTAAAATATTCTTCTTTAACAAAAGGTAAAACTCTTCTAGTATATTCTTCATTGTGGAAGAAGTTACTTAATATAGTTAATTCAATTCTAGTTTGTGATGGCAGTACCATTACTTAATTTTTCCTCTAATAGTTCTAATAATATATCACCAATATACTCTATAAACTCAGAATTGTCAAGCAAATCCAAGTCATTGGGATTTTTATCTATGGTGTAATCAAATTTCATTGGCAACTTACCGTCTGGTAACATTTCAGACTCAGGTGCAAACGCAACTCTACCATAATGATAGATTACATCTTTATATTTACCTTCTACAATTTTAACGCAAGAGTGCTCTTCGCCTTCTTTTTGGGCAAAGACATATCTTCTATTCGTCTTCTTGTCCGTAGGAGAATTTTCTTTTTGTGTAGTCATCAATCTTATCTAATACTTCCTTTGTAAAATACTTTTCGGGGTCATCATTGATAGACTTACCAAACACTTTTGTACCATCAGGCATTTCGTATCTTGTAGATACTTTCTTAAAGACACCAGCTTCTTCACCTAGTTCTAAAAGACCATAATGTCTATCAAGTCCGTGTTTATATGTTAGTCTTACATCAATTTGTGCATTTTCTTTTGTCAATCTACTCTTATAGTTTTTACAATGTATAATATTACCTACTACCTCAGTACCGTCTTTTTCTTTTCTTTTACTAAGATAGATGATTGATGAAGCAGCGTATTTCAAACCTGAACCGCCACCCATTTCTTTTTGTGGGAACATTGAACCAATAACATCATAGGTGTGATTAGTCATAATCATAGGAACACCTGCTTGTCCTAGTTTCAATGTTAAAACTCTAAATGCTGATTTCACAATCTGACTTCTTGTCATATCTCTTGTTTCTTTACCAGCGGCTGTATCTTCCATTTCTTTTGTGGTTGATAACATACCTAAACTGTCAAGTACAAACATCATAGGTTTTCTACTTGCCTCTGGTTGTTCTATGTACTTGTCTAAGATTTTAATTGATTGTGTTCTAAATTCTTGTACTGTTGCAACAGGCATTACTACCATTCTACTTGAGTCAACACCTCTTGCCTCAACCATTTCTTTTGAAACGGCACTTTCTGATTCAAAGTAAATTACACCAGCTTCTTTATTTGTATCTAAAAAATTCTTTACAATACCTAATGCAAAGAAAGTTTTACCTGTAGCGGCCTCACCTGCAATAGCAGTAATTCTACTATCTGGTAGACCACCATAAATTGAACCTGATAGTAATGCATTAAATGAATATGAACCTGTGTCTATAAAATTATCTACATCACCGCCGGTACCATCACTTGCTAGTGTGGCATATTCATTACCAGCATCTTTAATTATTTGTTTTAGAAAATCGCTCATACTCTTCATACTCCTTAGTTGTATAACTTACAGTATACCATTTTATACCCATACTATAACATATTTCTTTTATATTGTCAAGCTCCTGAGGCTTAAAACAATGCGTTAAATAATTCTTAGGACCCTTGTATATTGTAATCATCATCTAACAATTTCTTTATATCCAGTGTTGGTGGCCAACTTTCATTCCACAACCTTAAATCAGGATTCTCTGGTATATATCCTTTAGGTGGGTTGTCATAGACACCTGGTTCTATCTTTGACCACAATATAGATTGCACTTCATCTATTGGCAATCTACCAAATTCTGTGTAAGTATTAGCTGCTATTCTTTCAGCCATATGATATACCTTTTCTCTATTGTATTCAACTTTGCGTTGATAATCCCAATATTCTTTTAAATTTTTATAGTCCTTTTCTGAAATTGCCATAGACATATTTATTTAATTATCTTTACTTCACTTTCAGTTTCTATAACAACTCTAGCACCACAAGAAAGTATAGGCTTATCATTCCCACCATAAGTAACCTTTGAGGGTCCGAGAATAGCCACCTCGTGGCAATAATCATTCTTACGACCTTGCTTAACCGTAATAACTGCATCATTTGTTCCATTTTTTTTATTTGCTCTTATTTTGTGTTGATTTACATGTATATAAGTTTTCATCTTATAATATCTATCTCCGCATCTTTAGTCCATATCTCTAAATCATTTCTGATACGGCCTTCTTCTTTTAATTTATTGTATCTTTTAATTGCCAACTTTTTCCACCATTCTACAACACCATCTACTGTGTATCGGTCATAGTTATCAGCCTTTACAATCTTATCTGTTTTACCATTTACTATGTCAACAAAGTTTTCAATACCATAATTTGAAACATAATATCTTTTTTGTTCTGTTAAGTTCTTTGCATTTGCAATTGTGGTTGTAAACTGTTTAAGTTCATCACCTTCTAAAGCCTTCTTAACTAAACCAATAATACCTGTGGTCATTTTAAGTTTTCTACTTGATGCACCTTCTTTTACTAATGCACCTTTACCAATAATGTTCTCAACATAATCTACCATATCTAAGTATGGTTTGCCGTGCATCATAGGAATAAAATCTGACATTGTGTTGCCTTTGTATCTTAAAAATGGTTTCATACCATCATACATAGATGCACCTTTTGTATTGCCATACAAACTTGTAGTTTCAAACATCACTAAGTTCATATCATACTTTGCATTAAGTTTTTCTCTTACCCAATGTGAACAACAAATACCTGCCAATAATTTACCACCAAGATAATTGTAACCAAATGGTTGACAAGGTACAATAACAAAACCCATAATGGCAGTTTTATTAAATACTGTCAAATCAGGTACATTACCTAACATATCATTTCGTGGTTTACAATTGATAACAGGAGAACCAAAACGGATAAAACCTAAAAACTTGTTTGTGTTTTTATCTTTAACGGCCAACTTTAATGCTTTACCAGGAATACTGACCATATTACTATGACTTGAAATCATATTAATACAGGTGTCCCAAGTGTGATTATCTAATTCAACAACTTCAATATCCATATCTTCAGGAGATATAGAGAAGTCATCAAACATATCGGAATCAAAACCCATACCAGGCAAAGTCTGAGGTAAACTCTCAATCTGTGCCATCTTTTGGTCACGCATATATTGGTCTATTCTATCAAACTGACCAAAGTAGTCATTGAAGATAGCGGCAATATGTTGTGCTTGTTCTCTACTTAGGGTCTTCGCCATTCCACATCCATAATAATATAACTGGTATCAATAGTATTACTATACTACATAATATACTAATTGTCAAGCTCATAATTCATTACCCCAATAATCCCAATTAGGTCTTGGTTTTTTTCTTGCAAATAATTCAATATATGGACCATCCACTAACGCTTCTATCTGCTCGTGTAAAAGTGGTTTTTCGGAATGCCTGCGTCTTTCTGACACAACCAGTTGAGGCACACTCATTGACTTTCTTTTAGGTCTTCCTTTTGTTGCTAACAAACACATCTCAGGATTGCCTCTAGTCCAATATCCTAAACCTGTGAAAAAACCTAACTTGTTTTTATTTGTTTTTGCCCAAGTAAAACCTACAGTTTTATATTTAAACCCCCAAGCATCTATTACTTCAAAGGCCTTGTCTAACATAGGGTCAATAACCCACATTAATAACATACAATTATCTTGTGCTAAAGAACCTACATTTAATTTTTTAATGTCTTCTAAATCCATACAATCATAATGTTGATTTGGATTTCTACCCTCTCCTTTTTCTGACCTTGATTTAAAATACCAAGGAGGGTCGGCATAAATTACACCGTATGTCTTGTTAGGCAAATCAACCAAAGAAGGCCTCCAGACTTGCCTGTGGTTCTGCTTTCCAACCAATTGCATCTAAGATAAATCTCATTGGGTCTAAGAAAGTCTTTTCAAATTGTACTTCATAATCCACATACTGTTGTAATTTAAATTCTTTAGGTAGTGTAGTAATATAACTGATAACATCAAACTTAAATGGATTAGCAGGTTTTAGTTTGATAAATTTAATCTTGTCACCCTCTTGTATAATAGGGTATTTGTTTTGTAATTTAAATTGTTGTATTTGATGATTGTATATCAATGCACCCTTTACATGAATTGGCGAACCTTTAATAAAGATATTACTTGCATCACGGTATTTTTTTAGATTGTTACAAGACCTAGGAAATGCAATCGCCTCGGCCGGCAATTGTAAAAACTCTTTCTTAAAATCTGCAACTAGTTTATGCAAATCAGATTGTTCTTTAGACATAATAGTTTTGATTGCTTCTTTAATCTTTGTTCTACAAACCATAGGTGTTGATGATTTAACTGCCTCAATACCCATAAGTTTAAGTTTAGGGTCTGCAAGTCTGATACCTTCTTCATCTAATACATTTAACATATATCTTTTCTTTGCAACCCAAATACCTTTATTGGCGATTACTTCTCTCTTCATCACCATAGCATTTTTAAATGCGTTAGAATAATCTGCTAGTTCAGCAAAACATTTTTCAATAAACGGTTCAACTTTATTATCACAAACTTTACCTAAGAAGTCTGCAATCTGGTCATTTGTTTTGCCTTCACAAGTTTTCTGTACAAGTTTGTCAAATGTAACATAGATACTATCTGTATCAGACGCAACAATATAATCTATCTCACCTTTTGTTTGTAATACACCATTTAAATATTCATTAACTTTCTTCTCAATAAATCTAATAATAAATTGACCAGCAGTTGTAATACCACTTGCCTGTCTTACATCATAATATCTAAAGTATTGATTACCAACTGCACCATAAGCTGAGTTCAATGCAATCTTTCTTGCCCATTGAATATTGTGGCATCTTGCAATTTCTTTTTTAAGGTCTGGATTTTTAGTTCTTTCGTATTGTTGTTTTGCTTTCAACATACGCTTTTTGTAAATCACTCTTTCATTGTACATCTTCTCCATCATTTCAGGTAGAAAACCTTGACTATCATTTTTAAATTTTGCACCGTTTGGTGTAACACAAGCACCCTCAGTTTTAAGATAGTTAAGTGGTACTTTCATATCAATCATTCTATTTACATTAATACCGTGTGAAGATTCACCAATAATTTTCTCAGGCGAAATATTGTATTGAATAATAATATGTGGATATAGAGAGTTAATATCAAATGAAACAATCCAATCATGGCCACCAGGAATAGGGTCTTTTACATAAGCGCCTTCATATTTTGTTTCTTTACTATGTTCTTCTCTTGGAGGTACACATATATTCTTTTGCATTAAATGGTTTGCAATCAATGTGTCCCATACTCGCACTTGTGAAAATATATCATCATAGTTTACTTTTGATTCATATGCAACAGTTAAACTCAAATCAATTAGACCAAGTTTATCTTCTAATGCATCAACAATCTCAACATCTTGGATATTATAATCAACAAATGATTGAAAGTCTTTGGTGTACCAATCTTTAAATGTATCATAAGGCATATCATCTTTACCACGACCAAGTTCTAGTTCACCAATAAAATCTAGTTTATAACTTTCTTGTCGTGTAGGAATAAACCATTTGTACAAGTCAAGGTAATCTAACATTACAATACCATACAATTGATAAACTGTTTGTGCTCTACCTCTTACAGTAATTTCTTCTCTATT